CTCATTAGGTCAAAGAAGTAGATTAGCAGACGGTACTGAAAACCCTTTATATAATTATGAGTTAAATAATTATCTTTCAGCAAATAAAAATTTTGCAATGGGTGGTAATATGTATGCAGGTGGTGGACCTTTTGATAAATCAATGGCTTCATATGATCCAAATAATATTAATAATACTGTACAACCAATTAACAGTGCTGTTAATGGTCTTACAAATTGGTTTAATCCTTCTTCAACATCTACTACTACAATACCAAACAATGTTACAGCAATTTCAGCAAGAACTTTTGGTCCTCAAGGAGGTCATTCAACACAAGCTGAAATTAAAAATGTAACAGATCAAATTGGTACAGGTTTAAACAAAGCAGGTGAATTTATTAAAGATAATAAAGGAGCTTTAAGATATGCACCAGTTGCAATGAATGCGTTTCAATTACACAAATTAAATAAAGAAGGTTATGATACTGTAAATCCTATGATTAACAATACACGTTATAATCCACAATATATGGATGAAAAATCATTAACTAATCAAATTAATGCAGAATCTAATTATGCAGGTAATGCTTTAGTAAATGCATCAAATGGTTCAATGGGAGCGTTAAGTAATAGTATATTAGCATCTCAATTAAATAAAACTAGAGGATTATCTGATGCTTACAGTAAAGTTGCAGATGTTAATCGTAATGAAAATAAAGCTGGACAACAATTTAATTTAAGTGTTGATGAAGCTAATATTGGAAGACGTATTGGTGCTGAAGATAGAACTGCAATGAATAAAGGGGCTTTTAAAACTGAACAATCTAAGTTACGTGGTCAAATTGGAACTGATTTAGGAGAAATTGGTAAAGAAGAAACTTATAAAGATATGGCTAAAAAATTATATGGATATGATTTTAATGGTAAATATTATGTTGCTCCAGATGGTACTAAAAAAACAACACAAGAAATGGCAGATATGATTGATAGTGATAAATATAATCGTCAACAAAAAAAATCACAAGTAGGTACTGCTGTTTTAAAAGGATTTAATAATAAAACAAAAGAATAATTATGGGAGTAAATAGATATACATCGTTAACACCATCACAATTTAATCCTTTATCAATGGAAGAAATCATGTTAGTTCCTGCAATGCAGAGAAAAAAACATGATGATTTATTAGTTAAACAAGAAGGTATTCGTTCAGGATTAGCTAAAGTAGATCCTTTAGATGTACACTATGATGAAGCAATTAAATTAAAAAGTGAAATTGAAAGTGAATTAGATAATAATGCTGCAACTTTAGCTAAAACAGGTGTAAACGATCCTAATGTAACTTCTAAAATTATATCTTTAAATAGACGTTACAATGATTTAGTTGCACCTACAGGTAGAATAGGTCAAATTAATACTGCAAAACAAACATACGATAAGAAAAAAGCTTTATTTTTAGAAAATGCTACTAAACAATATGGTAGTGACAGAGCTTCACAACTATGGGAACAAAAAGTAAAAGATGAAAATACAGGTTATAAAGGATATGATGCTGAAAATAAAATTATAAATATAGGAGATTATGGTATTGTTGCAGCAGAAGATTATGAAAAAGATTTGCAAGCTCGTAATAATATTTTAGGTAGTACAATGTCTGAAATTGAAAGTGGTGGTGGTCGTGTAGTTAAAAATGCTGATGGTAGTTATACTGCTTTTGATAGTAATAATAGACAAATGACTAAAACTAATTTAGATCAAGTTAATCAAATGACTGCAGCAATGCGTGCTAAATGGTTAACACCAGGTGGTGCGGGATATTCATTTAATCAAGAAGCAGGAATTAATCCTGAAAATTTTACAGCACAATTTCAAGGAGACATGTTATCTCAATTGGAAACAGCTACAGGTATTTCTAACAAATATAGTTCTGAAGAAGGTGCAGCACCTATTGGAGATGGTTCAGGAACTTTAAATATGAGTGATATTTATGGTGAAGATTATAATACTGCAGAAGTAGGTGGTAGTGCTCAAGATTATTCAGAAGTTGAAAGAATTGGTAATACTACAAATACAAAAGTTGGAGAAATAGAAGGTGACGGGTTTTCACCTGTAGATGCTGGAACAGGTGCTGTTTCAACAGAAATAAAACAAGGTGGTAAAACTTTTTCAGTTGATGATATAAAAGATCCTCGTCAAAAAGCACTATACGAAAATATGTATAAAAAATTAACAACTGAAGGAGTTGTTGGAGCAGATGGTAAAAAACATTTTATAAATGCAGATGGTCGTAAAAAAGGTAAAAATGATAAAACAAATGCTCAACTTGTTGTAAAAATGTTAAAAGAAACACCTGCTATCACATTAACAAGTAAATTAGTAACTACTGACACAATGTTAGATAATAGTGGTTTTAGTTCTTCAATTGGTAAAACTGCAGATGAAAGAGATAAAACTATGCGTAAACAATTAAGACTTACAAATAGTGGTGCTAGAAAATTACTAGATCCTGAAACAGGTCAACCAATATCTTTTGAAGAAGCACAAGATAAATATGATTTAGACGGTGTAGATACTGTGACATATCATGGATTTATATCTCCTTTAAATTGGGAAGAACAATCATTTAATGGTACAAATAGTAAAGCTTCACCACATGTAATTACTGTTAAAACTAAAGATGGTACGTTTAAAGAATTTAAAACAAGTAGATTAAATAGTGATAATGTAGGTATTAATGTTGATAGACACAACGAATTACAAGAAAATTATAGAAATTGGTCAGTAAATCATAATGAATTTGTACCATTTAAATCTAAATCACCATCATTAAATAAATTAAAAGTTAAATATAATACATATAATCCTAAATATGATCCTAAAAGAGGTTCTTTACAATATGAAATAAAAGACACTAAGGGTGTTATTCATTATATGACAGAATCTGAATTTATTAATACTGTAAATGCTGTAAAATAATTATGGGTAAAAAACAATTTAAAAATGATCCAGTAGAACAATATGATGATTTTTTTGAAGCATTTAAAAGTTTAAATTCTCAAAATCCTATAAATAATAAACCAAAAAATAGAGATTTAGGTGCTGCGATGGCACCTAAATTTCAAGGTTATAATACAGGTATAAATCAATCAAAATATGATTCTAATTTTAACTGGAACGCACAAGCAGATTATGAAGATATACAAGGTTCTATAAAAGAACATCGTGCTCAAACACAACCATGGTTAGATAAAGCAAGTGCTGGATTAGCTCGTGTGAGTACAAAAATATTAGCAGAAACTGCTAAGTTACCAGGATATGTAGGAGGAGCAATAATGTCATTAGGTGCTGAAGAAGGTGAAGGATTTGAAACAGCATTTAATAATCAATGGATTAAATCAATTAATGAATTAAATGAAAAAGTAAATACTGAATATTTACCTGTATATGTTAAAAAATCAGTAGAAGAAGGAAACTTATGGGATAATATTAGTTCTGTAGATTTTTGGGCAACCGAAGGAGCTGACGGTATTGGTTTTATTGCATCAATGTTAGTTCCTGGAGCAATATTTAAATCTTTAGGATTAGGTTCTAAAGCAATGGGTGCTACTACTAAAGGTTTAGCAATGATTAAAAATAATTCTAAACTTGCAGGTGCTGTCAGAACAATTGAAGGTTTAGGTCTTAATGCTAAAAACTTTGATGTTGCGGGTACAGCTATTGTTAATACATATATTGAATCTGCTGCTGAAGCTGGGAATGCAATGGAAAACTTTAATAAAAATAAGGATTCTATTATAAATAGTTATTTACAACAAGGTTTATCAGTAGAAGAAGCTGAAAAACAATTTGTAGAACAAAAAGGTAGATTAGGTAGAGATATATTTGTATCTAATGTTGGTATATTAGCAATTCCCAATTTAATTCAATCTAAAATGATTTGGGGTAAAGCTGTTAATAAATTAGCTAAAGTAGATAATCCTTCAGTATTAAAAAAAATAGGTAATCGTAGTAAAGATGTTTTAGGTGCAACTGCATCTGAAGGATTTTTAGAAGAAGCAGGACAAATGACTGTTGAAAACATGTTTACTGATAAAGCTAAACGTGGAGAATTAAAAGAAGGTTTCTTTGGTACAGCTAAATCATTTAATATTAGTGAATTAGGACAAGCTTATTTGGATACTGTTTCATCTACTGAAGGTCAAAAAGCTATGTTTTTAGGAGCGTTCTTAGGTGGAGGTATGTCTGCATATAGTGGAGCTAAACAAGATATTTCAGATAGAAAGAATTCAGCTAGTATTCAAGATTGGATTAATAGTGAAGAATTTAACTTTAACACATTATTAGAAGAAGATACTTATCTTAGAGATGAAGAAGGTAATATTCAATATCATCCTAATAATGAACCTGTACAAGATCCTAAAAAGGTTATTAAAAGATTTGAAGCATTACAAGCAACTGAAAAATTAAATGCACAATATGAAAAAGCTGTTCAAAATGGAGACTATAAAACAGCAGAAGAAATACAAAAAATTGCAGAAACACAATTCTTATTACCGTTTGCAAGAAAAGGTGAACCAGGAATTCAAGCATTAAGAGAAAATTTAGAAGCAACTATTAAATCTGAAGATGTTCAATCTACAAATGAAAACAAACAAGCTGAATCTAAAGTTAAAGATTTAATTTCTCGTGCTGAAAAAATGCAAAAGAAATATGAAACTTATCAAGATTTTAGTAGAGATTTAATTGTGTTAAATAATGAAAATGCTACTGATGAACAAAAAATAGGTTTTTATAATTATTTAGCTGACAATTATGTTTATAAAGAAGGTTTATTATATGAATCTAAAAAACAACTTAATAAATTAAATCAACAAAAATCAGAATTGTTATCTGAATTAGAAGATAATGTAATGATTAAAACTAATGAAATAGTTGATGAAAATACTCAAGATGATGCTTTTAAATATAAGTTTGAAGAAGATCCTCGTATTGTAAGAATTAATAAAGATATTGAAAATACTTCAAAAAAAATTAAAAGTATTAATAATAGAATTAATAATCAACTTTGGGATTCTGAAAAAGTAAATAAAATATTTGATAAATTTGTAAATCAAACAACTAAAGTTGAAAAAGCTACTTCACCAGAAGTTGAATTAGAATACGATACAATTATTTCAGATTTAGAATCAATATCTTCAAAAGAAGACTTAATAAACTATGTTAATAAACTAGATTCTAAATATACAGAAAATGATATTATTCAAAGTAAAATTGAAGATATATTTAAAGAGTTAGGTTATAAAGAATTATTACAAAAACAATTAGAACAACAACAAGCTGAAGAAAAAGATGCTGAGAAGTTTCAAGAAGATAAAGATTTTGGAACTACTACAACACCTGAAACAACAGATAAAGTTGGTGAGAAAACAAACATACAAGGTTTAGAAACAGTTCAAACATCTAAAAATGCTGAAGTAGATAGTGATAATAATGAATATGATCGTTCACCAAAAGAACTAGTTGTATTAGAAGAATCTACTAATCCTAGTAATGTAGATAAAAATCAAGGTTCTGCAAAAGTTCTTAGTACTAATAGAGATACAGGTGAAACCTTATTTAGTATATTAGAACCTTTTGTTCAATATGAAAAAGAATCTCGTGATAAAACTAAAGATGAAGTTACTTTTGAATTAGGAGATATTGTTTCAAATAATGTTTCTGAAATATTATTAAAATTAAAAAATGAAAATCTTACAGAATCTGAAATTAAAGAATTAGAAGAAAAGCTACCTATTAAAGTTAATTTTAAAAACGGTAATAAAAAAGTATTTTCATTTATAGAAGCATTAACTGACAATATTAGTAAAAATCCTGATTCACTAAATGTATTTAATAATGAAACATTACCTTTAAGAAAATCAATCATACAAGCGTTAATTGATAATAAAGGTAGTTTTGAAGGTATTAAAGGAAATATTAAAAAACAATTCTCAGGTGTTTTAAAATTAGGAGAACAAAATTCTAATATTTTAGAATTAGATGTTTTTAAAGGAATGACTCAAGAACAAAAGTTAGATTACTTTAAAAAAAATACTGTATATGTATCAAATAAAGGCGAAACTAAATTTACATATAACGATAAGTTAGATGAAAATAGTTCTTTAAAAGATATGCATAGAGGAGAAGTTTTTCTAAAAATACCAATGTTAAATGGTAAAATGTTTTATTTAAAATTAAACACTTCAAGATTAAGTGAAAATAAAGCAAGACAAACTTTTGAACTAATTAAACTTTATTCAAATTTAATGAAAAATAAACAAAGTTCTGAAGCTCAAAATTTTGACTATAACTCATTAAGAGAATTTATTGAAACAAATAATTTAAATGAAGTTTTACCTGAATTAGAATTAATTGAAAAAAGTAACGAACCTATTGAAATCAATTTAGAAAGATTAATTAATACTATTGTATTTTTTCAAAATACTAATACTAAGACTAAATTAATTGTTGATGAAAACGGAACATTAGCGTTAGGAGAATTATTACAAAAGGTAAATAAAGAAGTTAATGATTCTATTGGTCATTATACATATACTACAGATACATTAAATGGTTTAACAGAATTACAACAAGAAGCAATTGTAAAGTATTTAATGTATAAAAGACATAATGTTTTGATTACTAAAGATGAAACTTCAACATTTAATAATGATGATTATCTTAAATATTTATTAAGTGAACAATCTCCTGTTTTAACAACTAATGCAGTAGTTAACGAACCAACATTTCAAGGTTATTCTAATATTTATTTAAATCAAACAGTTACTAATAGTAATAAAACACAACCTAAAGAAGTACCTTCTGAAAAAGTTGAAGATTTAAGTGCTGAAGAATTATTAGCAAGTTTGAGTTATAGTGGAGATGTTTCACAACCTATCAAAACTACAACAAGTAATCAATTAAATAATAAAAATGAAGTTTCAATTAACGAAATTGTAAAATTATTTAAACAAGTCAATATTCAAAATAGAAAAATAGGTAATGATATAGGTGATAAAGATTCTATAATGCAAATTTTATGGAATTTGATATCTAAAGATGAAAATGATTCAAAAGCTACTGTAATTAGTTACGCAGGATTTGGAAAAATAAATATTGACGGTATATATACTGAAAACAATGTGATGATTGCATTATCTGAAGTAATTAAAGATGAATTTATATTAGATGAAATATCTGAAAATTTTAATAAAATATTAAAATATGAAGGTTTAGAATATAAATATGATTTGAATAAATCTCAAGAAATTGTTGAAACTATTACTGAAACATTAAAAGAATCTAACGTTGTTGAAATATTTAAAAATGCTAATGAAGATACACAACTTAAAATGTTTCAAAATGCTTTAAAATTAAATGACAAAAAAATAGAAGATTTTGAAGGAACAATTGAAGAATTTAAAGAACTTGTTAGTAATATTAAAGATATTAAAGAAATTAATAAAATTTGTGCTAAATAATTTGGTAATGTCAATTATTTTCACTATATTTGTAAAAAATAAAAATATATGAGTTGTACAAGAATATCTCTTACAGGTGGAGCAGAGTCTTTACTGTATAAAGATTTATATGAAAAAATAGCTGATAAAAATGAAACTAAAGCTGATGAAATGTTTACATATTTTAAATCTGAAGCATTTATAGAAGATTTTGGTGATTATATATTAGACTATAAAAATAATGTTGTAAGTGATCGTATAAATGAAAATGGAGAACCATTATTAATTTATGATGAAATTTCTAAAAAACATTATTATTTAAATAAAAATAATGAAAAAGTATACTACCCTCTAATTAACAGAGGGTTGGTTGCTTTATTTAGTAATCAGCAAATTGATAAAATTGCTTCAAGATTAGCCTTGAATTATTTTAAAGGTTCTAATTTAGATTTTAATAATATTGATTTTAGTAACTCTGAAAAACTACCTAATTTATCTAATTTTATTCAAAAACAAATTATTGATAAAATTCAAGAATTAAACGAAAAAGGTGGATTTAAAAATAAACTTATTGCTAAAACATTAACAGAGTCATTAAATTACATTGATGAGTTTTCTACAAATGTAGAAAAAATATTTAAAGAAATGTCTATTTCAATTGAAGAAACTGATGACGTAGATGGTAATATTGATATTACTGCAGGTGAAGAATTAAAAGATCCTGCATTTAATCAACATTCTGCTGAAAGAAATACTAAAGATAGTGTTAGTACTAATGTAAAATTAAGATTATCATTATTAGAAGATACTAATAATATTGATCCTATTTGGGGAGAACCTGTTTTTTTAAGTAGAGATTCAGTTCAATCAGATTTACAATTTATATTATCAGATATTGTAGCTAAAAAAGGTAAAGATATTTTTGAATTACAATTAAATGCTTTAAGTAAAGTTTTAGATAGAAAACCTTTATTAAGACAATTATATAATTATTTAAGTGATGTTAATTTTAAAGAAGAATATCGTTCTGAATTTTCTCAAGCATTTAATTTACTTAAAAACAATCATATTGTAAGTAATTATTCTGAAGTTAACGGAACTGTTGTTCATACAACTTCTCAAATATCTGATTCAGGTTCTAAGACAACAACTATAAAAGAACAATGGGATAGTAATTTTCAAGATAAATTCTTAAATAAAGATAACACCTTAAAAGAAAATGTTAAGCAAAATTTATTAACTAAAGGAATTCCTGAAATTAAATCGATATATGAAGAAATTTTAGAATTTAAAAGAAATTTTAATAATCTTGAACAAGATATTCAAATTGAAACTTTTGAAAATGTAAAATTAAAATTATTTACTTTTTTAGATAAATTAGGAATTACTACAGATATTAATGCTGTTGAAAACTATTTAGATAATTATGGTGAGTTTTTAACAATTAAAGATAAGTTAAATAATTTAGTTACTTTAGCTGAACAATCACAGTATCTTACAAATGGTATTATTACTAAATATGAAAGTCCTACAAAAGACTATTCAAGTTTTTTAACATTATCACAATCTTTTACTAACTTAGCTAAATCAGAAGCTTTCTTTTTAACAGATGGTTCTGATGCAACAATTAGAACAGGTGATAAACAGAAATGGATTTATTCATATCCTTCATATATTGCTACAAAAGTTAAACAATGGAAAGCTAATCCTGAATTACTTTTAGAATTATATAATTCAAGTAGTGATACAAAAGGTTCATATTATATGGGTATTTTAACAGGTTCTATAGATGTAAATAGTAAACAACTTACTTATAAAGATTTAAATGAACAATTAGAATATTCTAAAAAAATATTAGAAAAGTTAGATGTAGGTATAATGAATCAAATGTCTGCAGATGGTAAATTTAAAACTACTACAGATTTAGCTTATTCAGATTATATTGTAGATGTTTTAAATAAAGTTTTAAAAGGTGATGACTTTATTAGAACTACTACACAAGCAGATAAGACTACTGAATTTGCAATTAAAACAGGTATAAAAGTTTCTTCATATGCTGGAGTTAAAACAATAGTAAATGAAAAAGGTGAGGAAGAAAGTATTGTAGGTGTTAAAAATCAAACTAAAGATGTTTTCTTTAATTATTTTGCATCACAAGTTAATAGAATGATTGAAGCAAATCAAGAAGTTGAAAATGCTAAATTAGATTCTTCTATAAAATTAACACCTCATTATCATTATAAATATGATGTTGATACAATAAATAAAAATCCTGAATATATTTATTCAAAAAATGGTAATGCTTTTAATTTTCAATATTTTGAAAAATTATCATTCAATGCTAAAAATAAATCACCATTAGAAAAACAAATTTCTGAATTAATATTTGATAAAGAAGGTAATGTTTTATTTAATAAATTAACTAAAGAATCTAGTGAAGAATTATATGATTTATTTAGTAGATATTTAGAACTTAATTTATTTAATTCATTTGTTAGAACAAGAAGTTATTTAACTTCTATGGGTATATTAAATATTAATGAAAAAGGTGATTATGTAATAAATAAAATAGATAATAATACTGTTACTAAAACATATTCTAAAATACATGAAGCTCAAAAACCTTACGCAGTAGTAATGGATTATTTAGTAAACAATTTAATATCTAATATAGAATATTCTAAAATGTTTGCAGGTGATGTAGCTTATTATAAGAATATGATTGATTATAAAAAACGTATTCCTGCTACATATACAGATGGTTTACAGTTAAGAATTAAAGAAGGTCAAGAATATTTTAATATTGCTACAATTAATAGTGTAAATAGAAAATCTCCTTTTTATGATAAATTAGTAGAAAGTTTAGGAGAAAAAGACGCACAACCTTATGAGAAAATTAACTCTGCAGATGCTCAAGCTTGGATTACACCTCAACGTTGGAAATTTTTAATACAAGGTTTAGGTAAATGGTCTAAAGCACATGATGAAGTTTATCGTAAAATGATGTCTGATAAAGTTGAAGAATATTCTGAAAAAGAATTAAAAATTGCAGCACAACCTTTAAAAGGTGTATTTTTTGGTAGAGATGCTACTGGAAAACCAACATATTTAAAATATTCTCAAGCAGTATTATCTAAAGCATTAATACAAGGTTCTGATTTAGAAACAATGTATAACAAAATGATTGATAATAATGTTGACGAACTTATTACATTTGATGGTGTTAAAGTAGGAGCTATTGAACCAACACAAATACATGATGAAAACGGTAATATTTTAGAAGATTTTCCTCTAAATGTACAAACGTTATCTAACAGAGATTGGAAACTTCAACAAGACTTACCTACAAAAACATTTAAAAATATTGATGTTGGATCACAAATTCAAAAAAATATATTTGCAGGTTTAAGACATAATGAAACATTAGATGGATTTATGTTAGATGGTAAGTCTTATACAGGTAAACAAATAATGGATGAAATTGTTAAAACAGTTTCAGGATTATCTGATAAAGGTTTAAAATCATTAAAAGAAGAATTCAATATTGGTGATGATTATAAAATAGGAAATATTTCTGGATTTTACAAATCATTAATTAGAGAATTAGAACAGCGTGGTGGTTCTGAAAATGTTATTAAAGCATTAGAAACTGAAACAACTATTGTAGGTATTCCTCAATCAGCAGGAAAATTATATAATATATTTGCTTCTATAATGAAAAGTAGACTTATTAAAATTAAAACTAATGGTGGAGCATTTATTCAAATGTCAAACTTTGGTTTAAATAAGTCAGAAGTAGATAGTAAAGGTGTGATATGGAGTCCTAATGCATTAGAAACAGTCCATGAACCTCATATGTATATAGATCCTGATACATTAAGACGTACAGTAAGACCTGGTGGTATATTAGTGTCAGGTAGTTTTATTGCAAAATATATACCTAATTGGAAAACTAAAACACCTGAACAAATATTTGGTTATACAAATGAAAATGGCGAATTTGTTAAAGGTTTAATTGATCCTAAAATATTAGATAATATTATAGGTTATCGTATTCCTAATCAAGGTTTAGCTTCAAATGATGCTTTACAAATTGTAGGTATATTACCTGAATCTGCAGGAGATACAATTGTAGCTTATACAGGGATTACTACTAAAACTGGGTCTGATAAACGTTAATGTTTGACCCAGTATAAAAATAAAAATATTGTTAATTGCTGGAAACTCCTAAAGCTTTGTAAACTACAACGTAATTTGAAAAAATAAGCGTGAATGTTTAAAAATTACAAAGATGGCGAATGGACAATCAGCAGCCGAGCTCCTTTAATATGGAGAGGGTTCAACGACTAATGCTCAAATTAATAGTTCCCTATATGGGTAACACAAACAAAATCATATGAAAACAAAATTTAACAAAGAGTCAAGAAACTTGATTATTGGAATGTTATTAGGTGACGGAACAATTTCTAATAACTACGTGTTTAAACTTTCACACGGAGAAAAACAAAAAGAATATTTAGAATGGAAAATTAAACTTCTTAATAAATATGGTATAAAAAATAATGGTTTAAAAGAATACATTCAAACAGTAGGTTATAATATTGGATCTAAAGTTTATTATTCTCAATTAAGTATTATACCCTTTATTAAAGTTTTAAGAAGAGTAATTTATAATCCTAAAAAAAATTATGCTAATCGCAAACTATTAAATAGATTAAACGAATTAACAATTGCAATTTGGTATATGGACGATGGTCATATTAACATTAGAAAAACTGAAAATAAAGTTCATGGTTTTTATATTAAAATTGCAACATGTTTAACTAAAGAACAAAACCAAATTATAATAGATTATTTTAAAGAAGTTTGGAATATATCTTTTTATCAATTTAAAGAAGGTAAAGAAACTTATTCTTTGTGTTGTGGAACACAAGAAGGTGTTAAATTTATACAATTAATAAAACCTTATGTAGAATCATGTCCGTCGATGCTATATAAAATTCAATATGATTTGAGCCAACGTAAAGATTACGTTGCGTAGAGTTTAATAACTCGAAACACAATACACTAAAAATAGTGAAGATATAGTCTGATCTCATATGAAAGTATGAGTTAACATAAATGTTTGACGTTGATAAAATGTATATAATGTTTCCTAAAATTGTACCTCAATATAATTTGTCAGATAAAATTTTTAATTATGTTCGTACAAATTTAAAAGGTAAAACTAAAGAGGAAACAATTGATAATATTAATAAAGTAATTGATCAAATTAATCCTGATTATGATGAATCATTTAATGTAGATGATTTTGCAGAAGAAATTTTAAATATTTCAAATGTAAGTGATACCCAAGATTTAGAAAAACAATTATATAAAGATACTGTAAATTTATTTATTAACGTTTTACGTAAAACTAAAAAACAATCACCGTTATTAAAAGATATTAAAGATCAAACTGATTTTGACACGGTTGAAAGTTTAAAATATGATGTTAGAGATTTAGGAAATAAATTAATTGAATTATATAAATCAGTACTTACACATCCTGAAGTTTATTCAAGTGTAATGAAACCTATTGATATTGATTTTATAGAAAAAGAAATTAAAGATATTTTTCCTGATAAATCTAATATATTTATGAATCATTTTGATCCTGAAGTAGACACTAAATTAAGATATTCTTTATTAGGTGGTAAAGCAGGAGTTGGACAAGAAGCTAATGCTATGGTTGATATTAGTAGACCTGGTAAATTAGTTTTAAATGATGTTAAAGATATTTTATGGGGTCATCACAATATAGAAGGTGAATCAATATTTGACTTAGAGTTTTCTGAAAAATTATCTGAAGAAGATTTAAATTATTATGTTAATGAACTTGTTGATAAAAATGCAGATTCTGAAAGAATTAAAGAGTTTAAAAATGAACTTCGTAAAGTAAAAACAATTGATTCTTTAACAGCTATTTTGAATGCATTTGTGGATATTGCAAAAGATCCATATATTTCTAAAGGTAACTGGACAACATCTACAACAAATGTTGGAAACTTATTATTAAGATTGGGTGCACATCCACTATATGTTGTAAACTTTTTAGCAAATGATGTTATTACACAATATGTAGAATTTCAAAAATCTAAAGAAGGTTTAACTGAAAATGAACCTGGAGATTTAATGGAATCATTTAAAGCAGAGCTAGTAATAAATAATTTAAATAATTATGCTAAAAAACAAGGATTTAAACTTGATTTGGGTGCAATTTATGATAAACAATTTAATAAATTAAATGTTGAAGAACGTAAAGAGAAATTAAAATATCGTTTAGATAAAGGATATATTAATCAACAACAATATGATGAAGAACTAGTTAGTATAGATAAAGAACTTAAAGATTCTTTAAATATATTAAATAAAAAATTAAAGTTAGAAACAGATGATTTAGAAAAAGTAAGAAAAGATATTATAAGTATTAATAATTCTGTTTTTGATGCAAAACCTTTAAATATATTTGATAGAAATACTTTACAATATAATAAGTTTAAATTAAATTTAAAATACTTTAGAAATCAAAATAAGATTAAAAATAAAAATGAAGATTCGTTAATGTTTGAAGTTAATTTACTAAAAACATTTAAAGATTTAGTTGAATACTCTAAAAATCTTGGTGAAACTGTAAGACTATCTAAAATTGATACTGATGGTTTTGGAAAAGATCACAATAGTTTATTTGGTATTTTTAATTTATATGAACAAGTTATAGATAAAGAGATAGATCAAGTTAAAGGTTCAATTAGAGGTTTTAATACTAAATTAAACAATACTACACTTGGAGTATATTGGAATCAATTAGAATGGGTTAAAAACCTTGTAGAGGCTAATCCTTTATTATTTCCGTCAGGTATGTCGCAAGCTAAGAATATGTTTAATGAAATATCTAATGATTTATATGGTACTAACGCAATTGACGCTGAACTATTAACAGATTTAAGTAAACATTATAATAGTTATTTAATGTCTAAATTCTTTAATTTATCTAAAGAAGAATCACAAGATTTATTAGACAATCTTCCTAAAAGAATAAAAGAATATAAAGATATAATAGGTGAAAAATATTTCATGTTAAATGAAATGAATATTAAAACTTATAAAAATAATAAATATTCTGATTCAATTCAATTAGGTAATAGAAAGAAATCTAAATCTTATGATAGATCATTTACAAATTCTTGGAAAGATTTATTTATAGATAATCCCAAATTAGCTGAAGATTTAGTTAAATATGGTTTTATTACTTCAGGATTTCAAATGAATACTAATCAATTTTTTACATTCATACCTTCTGAATATTTTAATCAGAACGATATTAATCGTAAAATACAAGATATTACTGAAGAAATTAATAATGAACAATTAAATGATTTTGTAGATAAATTTTATTTAAATAATTTAACTAATAAAAAATATGTTAAAAAAATAAAAGATAGTTTAATTTATACATTTACTAAAAATTTAAAAAGTGAACAAGATTTTACTAATGATTTTATAATGAAAGAACCTGGTAAATCTCGTAAATATGTAGAATTAAGAATACCTTCAAAATTAGGAGCAGATCCTTTAGCAAATATACCTAAACAATATTATAAACTTGTAGGTTATAATGAATTAAAACAAGGTGTTTATCAAAGAATTGAAGATGTTATTAATAAATTAAATGATAGATCTTTAATCACTTATTCAGACTATGTCGATGTTAAGACAACTATTAAACCTGACTTAGATGTACAATCACCTCAAATAGAAGATTTTGTACCTACAGATAGTGTTGATAATTTATATGAAGATGTAAATATGGAAGAATTTTTAAATTCAATGCAATATGGTAGTGAGCCAATGATAGTATCTGAAGTTACACCAATTGTTGAAATTCAACAATTATCTTTATTTGATAATATTCAAGAATCTAAAACTATGAATAGTTTAAAAGAAATGTTTGAACAAAGTTTAATGTTAAATAAGTTTAACGAATCAGGAGTAAATAATGTAGATGATTTAAGTAAATTATCTGAAGATGAATTAGCAGAACTGCTTAAAAAAATATGTAAATAATGGATAAATCAAACTTATTAAGTAAAATAATTGTAGATACTTTAAACTACAGAATACAACAAGAAGAATTTTCTTCAAGATTATATGAACAACTATCATTATGGTTAAATAATGAAGGTTTTTTAAATTGTTCAGAATTATATAAAAAGTATTCAGATGAAGAATTAAAACACGCACAGTGGTCTAAATCATATCTTTTAGATTATGGTATTACACCTTGTCTTATGAAACTAGAGTCTCCAGAAATGGAGATTACTAGTCTTAAAGATGTTTTTGAAGCGACTTTAGAACACGAACTTGATATTACAAGACAATGTGAAGAATTAGCTTCTACTGCTTTAAAAGAAGGGAATCATGTATTATATGCATTAGCTTCTAAATATTGTGCAGAACAACAAGAAGAAATTGGTAAAGCTATTACTAATTTAGATATTTTTAAACTAAGTACTGATATGTTGATTATAGATCATTATGTTGGTGATAAATTATTATAATATATGAGTATATCTTGTCCAAATAAACGCTTAAAAAGTTGGAAAGATTTAGTCCAAAAGGTAGGTGAAAATAAAGCCTACCTTTTATGGTCTGAATATAACGGTAATGTACCTGACAATTATTACAATGAAAAAAGTATAGAAGTTGAAGAAACTCAAGATAATGATATAATAACAAATGAAAAAAATTTATCTGAATTTGTAGATGAATCTGTTAAAACTTCTATATTTGATGAAAATACTTTGAATTTTAAAAAGAAAACATTATTAGATTTAAATAAGAAATTATTATTTGGTAAAGGTACTTTAGATAAATCATATACATCTAAAGAAGTTTTACAAAATATAATTGATTCAAATTTAAATTTTAAAGATGAGACTATTGATTTAATTTTTAAAGCAATGACATTATTAGAACGTTCAAATAGTCGTGTTAAAGTTATTAGTCAAGAAAGATTTGATAAAATGACTAAAGATTCTGATGGTGATGGTGTTGCAATAATGGCTTATAATTATGAATTAGAAAGTGTTATTTATTTACCTGAAAGTTCTTTAGCTAATTTTAGAAGTGATGACGTAATATCTTCTTTTTTACATGAAATTGCACATGAATTAAGTATTAATGCTTTAATTAATCCTATAACTTATGCTGAAAAACAATTTGCTGAATTAGTTACAAAAGCTTTTGAACAATATAAATATTTAGGAGAACGTAATTTTAGTAAAAGTTATGGTTTTACTAATGTAAAAGAATTTGTTGCGGAATTATATTCTAATAAAGAATTTCAACAAGAAATTATTAGTTTAGATAAATCATTATGGCAAAAATTTAAAGATGCTTTTAGAAGAATATTAGGATTACCTAAAACTTTAGCTAATGAAGAATTAATAGATAGTATTTTATTAATTCAAGAAGTTGAAAAATATATTGAACAAGTAGGTACTACTTATACATATAAAAATGATTATAGTAATTCATTTGGTAATGTATTATTTAAAAAAGTAGATTCTAAAAATATTAAATTAGATACTTTAGAAAAGAAACTTCAATATACTATAGATTTATCTAAAGATAGAATTGAACAATTAATTGATAGAACAAGATCTAATAAGAAGTCTAAAAGTAAAAAAGATAAAGAAGAATTTTTAAAATCTTTTGAATCTTTATTAAATGAAATTAAAGTATTAGAAAATACAGATAAGTGGAAAGCAATTGTATCCTATGTTAATTCATTTTCTAAAACATTAGAAAGAAGTAATAATATTTTAGATTCATTATTATATGATGAAAAAACAGATACTTTTACTAAAGAAATTGATTCTGAAAAAATGTTAGAAGTTGTTTATGCTCATGAAGAATATGTAGCAGCTTATGATTTGTTAGAAAATATTCAAACATTAATTAAAGATAGTCAAAACGATATTACTGTAAACTCTGATGTACGTGCACAAACTACTGAAATTAAAAGTATTTTAAGAAACTTACAAGAAAGTCATGATAAAATTGAAGGTACTTTCAATAACGTTCGTAAAGCATATGCTGTAAAATTATTTTCTAAACCTGAAAATAACACGAGAGTTGTTACAGAATGGAGAGATAAATTATTTGCAGAATACTCTAAATTAAAAATACAAAACGAAACTCGTGAACAGTATTTTGGTAGAATGATTAATGGTAAATATAAAGAAGAATATCAACAAGCATTAAAAGATAGTGCTAAAAGTATTGTAAATGATCCTACTTTTGATATTTCAAGCTTTAGTTTACACGGTGAAGATTTATTAAATACTAATAGTAGTTTAATTAACATTATGTCTAATATTATTGGTAAAGTTAGAGATAACATTATTCAAAAATATAAAGATAAAGAATTTGAACTATTACCTTTATTTGAAAAGTTTGTAAAAGCTAAAGGTCAAGGTAGTCAATCTAAAATGTATGGTAATTTACTTGAATTAAGTAAATCTAAAGATTCTTATTATTTAAAAGGTGAATATTCAATTGATTTTTTAGATGCTGTTAATAATGAATTATATCCTATTTTAGATAAAATTACAGAGTTAAAAGAAAAGTTATATGATGAAACTTTAACTAAAGCTAAAAATAATAGACTTTTAAAATCTAATCCTGAATATAAAGAATTATCTAAACAACGAAGAGAATGGTTTAGTAAACACACTATTCAATCTTTTGGTCCAAATGGTCAAAGTTTAACACAACCTAATCCTAAATATAAAAATAAAGAATTAACAGGTGTTGAAAAAGAAACATTAGACTATTTTAGAAAACAAACTATCGAAAATGATAAAGATATTTACGATGGTAAAGTTTCTTTAATTTCTAAACTTTATGGAGCAGAGTTTTATAAATTACCTGCTGTTACTAAAAATGATTTAGAACGTACTTTAGAAGGAGATATTAAAGGTCAATTTACAGATAAATTTAAAGATTTAACTCAAATTAGAGTTGACGATATTGGTTATGAAGAAGAAGTTAATAGTAAGAATGAAGAGTTACGTCGTGTAAGAATTCATTATAGAGGTAAGATTTCTTCTAAAGATCAAAGTTTAGATTTATTTACAATTTATCGTAAAGAAGCTCATAATGCAATTAATTATGGTGAAAAGAAAAGTAATGAAGTAAAACTTAAATTATTTTTAGATATTGCTCGTCAGAAAGAATATAAAAAACGTTCTAAAAATACAGGTAAATGGTTGCAAAATAAATATGCTGAAAATCAACCTGGTGTTACTGTTAAAGACGGTTTAAGTAATGAATATAAAAAGATTAAAGGTTTATTAGAAACCCATCTTTATGATATACTTTCTTATAACGGTGGTAAAGCTTTTGGTACTAATATTGAAGCTAACAAACTTTCATCAATGGCTAACGGAGCCGCTGCAAGTATTGGTATGACAATGAATATTGGTTCAGGAGTAGTCAACGTAATGAATGGTTCATTTCAAATGATGATTGATGCTACAGGTGGTAACTTATTTTCTTTAAAAGATTACACATCTGCTGAAGCAAATTATTTTAATCCTAAAAATCAAATGGCTACTTTAGCAGATTTAGGAAATCCTGTTAAAACATCATTTCATAATCAAATGTTAGACATGTTTGATATTATGGGAGGATTTGATAATGCTACACAAGAATTTATTAGAAATAATATGGCTAAACGACTTATTTCAAAAAAATCTATGAATGGTTTAAATGAGATGGGTGAACATATGATGAATACTGTTCTTACTGAATCTATTCTTAGAGGTCGTAAAGTTATGAACAAAAATCGTGAGTTTATAGACAAAGAAGGAAATGTTGTTTCTAAAGATAAAGCAGCATCATTATTTGATATGTTATCGTTAGATAAAAATGGTAAACTTGTAATGAGTGATAAAGTTGTTTATACTGATAAGAATTTAGATAGTAAATATCACGAAGGTGGTAAACAACATATTAATTACTTAATTAAGAAAAAAGGTCATGATATATTTGGAGTTTACGATTCATTAATGAAAGCAGAATTAGCTAAACATTGGTGGGGTAAAACATTATTAATGTTTAAAAATTTCTTCTTATCAGGTTTCAAATATCGTTATAAAGGAATGGAAACATCTTTAAAATCTAAAGATGAATTAACAGATGAAGACATTACTTATAACAATGCAGAACAAGAGTTTACAGAGGGTATTTATACTTCGTTTGTACGATTTATTAAACAAGGTGTAATACCTAACTTAAAAGGTCTACAATTAGCTCACATGAAAGAATATTACAATGATTTATCAGATCATGAAAAAGCAAATCTTAAAAAAACTACTTTAGAAATAACATTAACATCTGTAATGTTACCATTATTAGGTGCTTTATTGGGAGCTCTTGGAGGTGATGATGATGACAATGTATATTTTTGGATGTATGCTTTTAGAAGATTAGAATCAGAGCTTTCTCAATTTAGAGATCCTCGTGAATTAAATAGAATGATTCAAAATCCTGTTGCAGCAAATAGATTTATTCAAAATTCTATTACATTTGCATCAGATTTAATTACACCTATTAACTTTTTCCCTGAAGATAATGAACGTTATTTTGATTATTTAAGTAAAAATAAAAAAGATAAATATATTATGTGGGAACATGGTAAAAAAGTAATTCCAGTATTTGCACAATCAGATAAAAGTTATAAACAGTTACATGGACTGTTTGATAAATAATTTAAAGGGTCAAAAAAAAGCCGTAGTAACCAATTAAGGTCGCTACGGCTTTTTGTGTTTTAATTTAATTTTATGAGACTTATTTCATGAATAATATAATTATGTTCTTCCATCCATTCTTCAGCAGTTTGTCCTTCTTTTAAATTAGTTTGTTCAACATAAGATTCTGCAACTTGTTGTTCGGAATCTGCATTATAAACTCCACAAACACAATCCCATCCCAATTCAGGATTTGTTATTACATAAATCATTATTTAATCAATTTTAAACAAGTTAATGCTTCATTATCTCTAATATTTTTATTAAAGAATTTACCTTTACTTTCAGCATTTTGCAATTTATTAAAAAATTGTTGTGAAACAGGTGTATATACATATAACTTACCAGATTTAAAATTTACTTGTAAATCTTTTCTATTTTCATCATATGTTAAACTCTTAATTACAGAGCTTTTAGGTGTATTTATTGTGTTATTCATTATAATAATTTTGTTTCGTTAATAACTTCTAAAATTTCAATACTTTCGATAGTATGTATTCCATATTCACCATATGGTGCAAATTCATCAAATAATTCAAAGTTTTCTAAATGACCGTAATTTTCTTCAGCATCAAAATCATAACCTACTTCACCTTTTCCATATTGACCATTATTTTTTTCAATTTCTTCAATAATAGGAAGAATTAATTTAATTTGTTCATCAGTAATTACAGATCTTTCAGTAATATAATCACCATCATTAGTATCTGCTTCAATTATAATATATTTTACCATTTTAATTAATTTTTAATTTATTTTTATTTATCTCTCTCTAACATTTTTACATTAATAGCTGGATATGATTCATAATTTTGTAATTGAAAATATTCAGATTTTAAAAAATTAATTGTTTTATCTAAATCAAAAGAATTTGTTTCAAAATTTAAAAAAATAGCATCTAATTCATCTGAATTTTTTAATTCACATTTATTATATTTATCAACATCTCTACTTAATTGTTCTTTAACAGCTTCTAAGCTATTATCGTACAAATGAACCTTCTTTAAATCTCCTTGTATAGCTAATGCTTTATAACCTGTAATCTTCTCTAAAATCAACGCTAATGTAGCATATGAAGCTATATTATAAGGCAATCCAAGGAATGTATCTACACTTCTCTGACTCCAATGAAGTTCAAAACCATACTTATGAATTTTATGAACATCAAACATTTCTTCAATATCACTTGTTTCTTCTGCTTCAAAATACATTTTTCCATTAGAGTACAACAAACATCTCTCTTTAAAACTTAAAGGTCTTACAACTATTTGAAAACCATAATGACATGGTGGTAAAGCCATATCTTCTAAATCACCAGCATTCCAAGAATTAACAATATGATCTGGAGCTAAAGGTTTTTCTTTAAGATTAGTAATTAATCTTTGAATTTGGTCTACACCGTTATAATAACCGTCTGTCCACTTTCTCCACTGGTGTCCATAAACAGGTCCTAAATCTCCTAATTTATAATTAGTATAATTTGGTAAAAAATGATATTTTTTATTAGATATATTTTTTAAACTACTTATAAATCTAATAAATGTCATAGGTTCTACTTTATGAATATTACATTGTTTACAATAATAATTATAAGCATCTTTATTCCAAATATTACAACCATTATCTACAAGATATTTGATATTTGTATCACCACGTAAAAACCATATTAACTCTGTTACAACATTTTTGTAATGGAGTTTTTTTGTGCTTATTGCTGGAAAACCATCTTTAAATTCATGTCTAAATGTATAACTCGGTATCTCAATTCTATTAACATTTTTTCTATTAGGATCTTCATATGTATAACCATCAGTTATTATTTTATTTAACAACTGATGGTATGTTTTATCAATTTTACTCATTACAATATATTAAATCTGTTTTATTTTTTAATTGTCCTTTTAACATTGCGTTAAGTGTTGTTCGTTTTATTTCATAAATAAAAGAAGCTTCTGTAATTGAATTATAAAAAATTCCAGTATTTAGTGAAATTAAAATTTTACTATTACACTTTAACGAAGATTTTGACATTTTTAATTTAGTTTCTTTTGAAAAAATTTTACCTTTATGTGATTTTGATAAATTTTCAATATGTTTTTTAGTAAAAGGTTTTTTCTTTTTACCTTTATGTGCTTTACTAATTTTATCTCTAGTTTCTTTTGAAAAAACACAAGGTTTTTCATTAGTTTTTGTTAAAACACAATTTAAACCATTTTTACCAATAACATTATAAAACTCTTGCCAGTATCTTTCTCGAATATTTAAATCTTCAAAACTACATTCTTCAATAATTTCAAACGTATGATTATTAATTCCATGCTTTTTTAAAGAACGAATTAATTTAATTTGAGTATTATTACTTTTACTAAATGATTTATATTGTTTAAATCTTTTTTCAACATTAAGTGACCGTCCAATATATATTCTACCACTAGGACTTGTTATTTTATAAATTCCTATCATTTTATATAAATTATTAATTTATACAAATATACGAAACTTATTTTACAATTCCTAATTTTTATTAAATTATTTTATCTATTACTGCCATTTTACTAATATATAATAAGTTAAAAACAATTGCATATAGTGTAAAACTTGATCTATTCCAATTATTGTAAAAGCACCTATATTAGGTATTGAACTACCATATTCTCCTTTAGCAAATTTTTTACTTACAATACGTGATGTAAAATAATCTGTTATTGTATGAGCTATAAAAGTTATTGGTACAAACCATAATGTATAATCTGCTATTTTTGAAGCATTATTTAAATCAAATAAACACCATGTTAATCCAGCACCAAGCCACATTAAACTATATGTTAATGTGTGCATTATTAAATCATCCCAATTTTTACTTTTACCTAACGCCCATTTTTCATCTTGCATTAAAAAATCTGCAAACCAATGTATAATTATTATACTAAATATTTCTATTAAATTCATATTTATCTTCCTTTAAATTCAGGATATAATACATTTCCAGCATCTGATTGCCAAAATTCTTTAGTATTCACATCCATAATAGTAATTTTTCCAATAAATCCACCACCAGTATCTAAATTCCAGATATTAGCCGCTTTCATAGGTTTATCCTCTTTCCAAAATTGTGTAGAAGTATGACCTATAAAAACTTCATTAAAATTATCAGACATTTTAAATTTAGGTTTTTCTTCTAACATTCCTTTAGACATTCCTTCCCAAGATAATGCTTGTGACCATAAATCTCTATCCCACATTAATACATCTTCATTATTATATATTGGATCTTCAATACTAAAATGTCTATTAAATCCACCATGTACAAATAATCTATTTTGATTATCTATATGATAAGGAATTTGACTATCAAAGAAATTAATATGTGAATCAGGTAAATGTGAGGTTGTTAACACAGGTCTTGGAATTCCTGTACTTCTATCCGAAAATTCAACATTTTCACCTATTAAGTGTTTAACATAAGATTGTCCAGTAGCTAAACTACCTTGCATCCATAATGCAGGATGTATACCTCTTTGAATCCAACTTAACCACCAATCATCGTGATTACCTCGAATTTTAATTAAATTTGGTATTTTTAAAAGTTCTTCAACAACTTCAAACGATTCACTATGACCATCAACAATATCACCTAAAGATATAAGTGTATCATTTTGATAGTCAAAGTTACTACGTTCTAAAGCTTGTTTTAAACCTTTATAATTACCATGAATATCTGCAATTACAAAAGTTTTACTCATATTTTAAAAATATATTTAATGTATTTTCAATTTCACGTTCAATAAATAATCCTGGTTTACCTATTAATTGATATAAATTTGTATAACATCTACTTGTTCCAAATTTTTCTTTAATTTGACTATATTTAAATCCAGGAATTTTTATTAAACCTTGAAACATTTCATCAAGATATTTTATAATACTAGGAGTATTTAAATCAAGACCATAATGACCTTCTTCTAAATAATCTTTATATTTTTCATTAAATTCATTTACTGTCATCTTTATCATGTTTAGCTAAAATCCACCTACATTCTTCTTCTGTTTCTTTACCTTCTAAACCAGCTTCTACAACATCTGCTTTTTTAAAACCTTGTTCAAAAGCTTGTTTCATAAGTTTTAAAACTTCTTCATAACTATACATTTTGTTCTATCTTATCAATTATAGATGCTTTTTTAATAAGAAGATAAATTAAATTATCTCCAAACTTTTCTTCAACTGTTTCAATTTTAGGTAATTTACCTTCAACTAAATCATTTGTCATATCTGCAATAGATATTTCATGTTTTAAAAGAAATCCATCTAATACTTTTTCACGTATTAGACCACTTCTTTTACTACCTTCATCAAAATTATGAAAAACATTGTTATTACGACGATATTCTTTACCTTTAACAATAAGTGTTTCTTTAATTTTATCTAAAGTTTCTGATATTATTTGATCAAATCTTTCTTCTGTCATGATTTTTTAATAAAGTGTTCAATTACTTCTTTTTTAGTATAAAATCTACTATAACCTTTTTGACAATAAATATTAGGTCCAAGTTTAGTATATTTTTCTAAATGAACTATAAAATTATTTAATATTTTTTTACTCATAATTTACCAATATATTTATTTTTAGCAATATAGGATTTAAGTTTATCTGTTTTGTATTTAATACGTTTTTTAACGTCTTTTTTACTAAATAGATGTCCTAATACCTTTAAACGTATTTTAACATCTCCTATCTCATCTATTACTTCTTGTGTATCTACTTTCTCTTCTTTAAGAGCCATTTGTGTAAGAACAAGAGATAATTCTTGAAGTTCTTCTGCAGTTTTTAAAAGATTATATTTATAATCATTATTTTTTACAAGATATTTAATTAATTCTTTATTTGTCATTCATTTTTGATTTAACGTCTTCTAAATTAAAATAACCTACAATACCAAAGTTATGAATTGTTGAAGCACCTTTAATGTTATAATTATCATAATTTATTTTATGATATTTTAATTTAGGATTATTATAAAATTTTAAACAATTTTTTTTGTACATTGAATCATCACTAATAAAACAGTTATGTGTTTTTAATAAATCTTCAAAAGTATCATCATTAAAATCTTGAATATTAAAATAACATCTAATTAATAATGTGTAAATACTAATTAAAGCTGTAGTTTTAGTCCAATAAATAGGTGCTTTAATAATTAAAGTGTCTTCATCTAATTCTATAGAGGATTTTGTTTTTAATCCTAAATTTTCTTCAAATTTATTTAATAATTTTTCTAAATTTTTATAATTAGTAATTAAAATATTTAAAGCTTCTTCTTTTGAATTCCATGTACCTCCACCTTTAAAATTTAATGTAGTTACACCTAAATAAAACAGACGTTTATTATTAAATACATTTAATAATTTATGATTATATCCGTGTATAGAACCAATTTCTTTTTTAGTATATTCTACATAACTAAAATCATTTAAATAATCTCTACAAGCTGTAAAAGCGTTTAAAGTTTCAAACTTAGTTTTAGTTGTATTAGGTTTTAAAATTGCAAAACCTATACCATAGTTTCTACCTTCATTTAAAGATGAACGTTTTTGTAATTCTTTAATTTTTTTCATTTATTTTATATTTGTTTAAACAATCTTCAATATTATCACAATTAATAATATTAAAATCATTCATATTTTCCATCATTTTAGAAAACCATACTTCTTCTTGTGTAGTTTTAGTAAGTAATATAAATACGTTACCAACTTTATCACCATTTTGTCGTAATCTACCTCGATTACATAATATAAGTTTTTATTTAAAGTTGCAAACTTTAACTTATATTCTCAGATTTCTCTGAGGATTGGACTATATCTTTTAAATATTTCCATATAAAACCACCTGCTTTTTTTCTTTTATTATTACAACACATACTAATATTATTTATGTTTAATGTTTTTTGAGCTTCTCCAATAGTATTCCATGTTTTAATAAATTCACCATTTAGATTATATTGATTTACTTTTGAATGATTAGGATGTAATATTCCTTTTTTACCAAACATTGGATTTTTACTACCTTTTATTTTTTCTGAAAGTTTTTTTCTTTGATATTCTGTAAAATTATATTGAGTAGTTGTTGGATATTTTTCAAATTTTTCATTAGAATATCTCCAAACAAAACCATAGGCTGTTCGTCTACCATAATTACCTTTAGCACAAGCTGTAATTTTAGAATTACTAAAATCTAATTCTTTTTCTACAGCACTAATTGAATCCCAACAATTTAAAAGCTTACCTTCTAAATTATATTGACATATTTTTTTAGTAATTATTTTACCACCACCTTCTGCAATATTATAAAATTTTTTAGATTTTACAGCGTTTAATCTTTTTATATAAAACTCTTCCATTTTTAAAAGTTCTGGTAATGTTTTACAATGAGTAAGAATATCTTTTCTAAAATTTTCTTTACCATATTTTTTTAAAGCTATTTTAAAAGCTTTACCACTACCTAAATATTTAGAATTATTATTTGAATCTAATCCTATATATCTTCTACCATTAATTAAATTTGTTGTACAATATATTATCATATGTTTATAGTTTAAGTACAAATATATGAAATATATCTTAAAAAAGCAAATATTTTAACAAATATTTAACCCTCCGTTTCCATTTGTAATAGCTTTTACAATGTACTCTCTTTCGAGATAGTCTCTGCACTTTCAAGTAATTTTATTAATTACAAGCTTAGCTCAGGATTGTCTACGTCTTTACGTTTAGATTTCCCTGAATTAAAAGGGTTTATAGAGAGCAGGTTTGTTTACCCTCTGAATAATATCTTTTTCTACACCATAATATGAATGTATTACACAATTGTCAACACTATTTAAATTAGCTCCTTGTTTAAGTTTTTTAAACGAAGCAATAATACTAATTTTATTATTGTCAAAATTATGTCTAATATAATTATTTTTATCTTC